TACTGGAAGTTAGAAGAATTAGAAGCTGTTAAAGCATCCTTATCCGAACAGAAATGGCAAGCGCAGTGGCAACAGAACCCTACAGGTGAAGAAGGGGCTATCATCAAACGTGAGTGGTGGAAGGAGTGGGATAGAAAAGATATGCCGATGCTCTCGCATATTATACAATCTTACGACACAGCATTTACGAAAAAAGAAACAGGTGACTATAGTGCGATTACAACGTGGGGTGTGTTCTATCCTGATGAAGTGACACCGAATATAATTTTGTTAGATCTTGTCAAAGATCGTTTTGAGTTTCCTGAGTTAAAAAAGATTGCGATTGATCAATACAAATACTGGGAACCGGAGTCCGTGATCGTTGAAGCAAAGGCCTCGGGCCTACCGCTGATACAAGAATTACGTCAGATCGGTATACCCGTTATCAACTTTACACCAAGCAAAGGCAATGATAAGTTGTCCAGAGTACACGCTGTTGCTCCTGTATTTGAAAGTGGAGCTGTGTGGGTACCGAAAGAACGCTGGGCTGAAGAGATGATCGAAGAATGTGCGATGTTCCCTCACGGTGAACACGACGACTTAGTGGATTCTATGAGCCAAGCATTACTAAGGTTTCGTAAGGGGAACTTTGTATCGTTGCACGACGACTACGAGCCAGAGCCCACGGACCATGGACAAACGGAGTATTATTAATGGCTTATAATCCTTTTGATGATGTAATCGAACAAGACCCTGCTTATATGCAAACAGGTGGCGATCCCGTTTATAATCGTTTTGGTCAACGTGTATTTGATGATCAATCCTATTTAACAGATCCAGATAAAGTTAAAGAACAAATTCAAGAAGAAACTCGTGGCATTGCAGATGTCATCGCAAGAACAGCAGCTCCCATCGCAGGTTTGGTTACTGACCCTGAGGGTTATCGACAGACTCAAGAACAAAGACAAAGAAACGAAGAAATTTTACAACAATTAGGCATTACTAACAGATTATTAAATAGAGATGAAATGAAACGTGCAAAGGCTGCGGGCTATAAACCACTAACCGTGGGCCAAGTATTACGAGAACCTACTGGATTTTTATATAGTGATTTAGTCAGTGGATCAGAAAAAATTCGTGCAGGTGTCGACTATTACGACTTGCCTGAAAATGAACGCACGGGTGTAGCGTTAGGTTTATTAGATTTAGTAGACATAGCTTTGATACCTGCAGCCTTTAAAAAATTAGCTACAGTCGGCATCAGAAAGTTTGGTGAAAAAACAAATCTTTTAACTATGGCAAAAGATCCAGAGCTACAAAAACAATTCCCTGCTGAAACACAAGAGATCCTTTCTATTACAGGCGGAGGATTTACTCCAGCAGGTGTCGTAAGAGATGCAGAGAAAGGTTCAGGACTCGCATCATCTACTCCAACAGTTGGTCAATCAGGAAAAGGAACACAAGCTTTTCTTCTAGATTTTTTTAGTGATCCTAAAGCGACTCTTCGAACCACTAAAGATTTAGAATCACAAGGTATAAGCAGAACTCAATTAACTAGGTTTTTATCAGATAATCCTCAATATAGAAGTCGTATATTAATGAATGCTGATGATGCAAAATTACAAGATCAATTATTAGAAGGAATTGAAAAACTTAAATCTTATGAAGGTCAATCTTTAACTAATCAAGAATTAGCAAAAATTTTTGGTTACAAATATCCTGATAGACTACAAATAGTTTTAAATAGACCTAAAATACTGGAGAATAATATTTTAACAAAAGAACAACTTGATTTTATAAATTCTTTCAAACCTCTTAAAAGTAAGAGAGTTGAAGTTGCAGAGGATAGAACAAAAAATATAATTAAAACTTTACAATCCAATCCTAAACTACAAAACTTAGGAGTTGCTGAAACTGCTAGATTGTTAAAAATTCCAAGTGATCAAATTCAAAAACAAATGAATAAAAATCCAGAGCTTTTTGCTTTTATTTCCAAAGATCAAAAGCTTGTTGGCACAGAAACTCCTTTATTAAATATTGCTACAGTAAGAAAATATTTTTCAAAAATTGATGATGAAGATTATGCAATGATTAACAATCTTTATCGTGGCACAAAAGAAAAAACTGGTTTTACTCCTGAACAGTTTATGAAGGAATTTAAAAAACAAAATCCTAATTATGGAAAAACTCAATATGATAAAAATGCAAAAAAGGCGTATCAAACTTTAAATAAAGAAAGATCTAAATTACAAAAAGAAGCTACAGATTATTTTGATAAAAAATTAAAAGATCCTAGATATGCAAAGTATTTAAAAGAAACCGACAGAAAACAATTTGAATTTCATAAGGCTCACGCTTTTGAAATAAGTGATGCAACAGGACAAGGTAGATTTAATAATATGGCACAAATGTCAGATCTAATATTTAATGCACCTGCGGGATCTAATTTAAGATTACAACAAAGATTTGATAGACAAGCGAGAGTAATCGCTAGTCTAACTGATTTAGAATCTTTAAAAGCATTAGAGAATACTTCTGTAAAAACACCTGCCACTGAAATAGATGCACGTTTTAGATTAAACATACCTGCATTAGTTGAAAGATTAAAAGAATATGGAATTGAAATATATCCTGAAAATTTCAAAAACTTACGTGATTTAATTTTTGGTAAAGGTGGTATAAAAAAAGGAATTGAAAAAGCATATAAGGATCAAGGATTAGGCACTTTAATACCAGTAGGTGATAAAGAAGTTGCTTTGGTAGGTAAAAATCCAAAAAAAGTTTCAGGTAGACAAAGATTAAATTTGTTGAAAAAGAGATTTCAAAAAATATTAGACGATCAAGTTTTATATGAAAAAACAAATGGAAAAAAAGGTAAACCAATTATGAGACAAGGCGGAGATGAGACTGAAGGTGGATTTATAGTTGGACTAAAAGATGGTGGTGAGGTCGAACCTGTGCGTATGGCCATAGGCGGTGATCCGTTGACCAATCTTAATCAACAACAGTTCTCACCTGATCCAGCCTTTGAAGGACAAGACTTTTTTCAAGAGGCCGTAGACTCAGGTAACTTACAAGCTGTCAACCTTTTAAATTTATTTAAAGTTTTCAAAAAACCTAAAGTGATGGCAACACCATCTAATGTTAAACAAGTAGAACAAGCAAGAGATCCAATGCCTCAAGGAGTGCCAGGATCACAACAATTACAACCCTTACCTGCAGGTAAACCTGACTTCTTTTTTAAATCATATCTACTTGATCAATTAAATTCACCTAATGCTCCGAAAGCGTCAAACCCTCAAGGATGGCGAGAATTTTTGATTAAAGGTAAAAAAGTTCCTGAAGCAGAAATGTTAGATACTGGAATTTTGCAATATTTAGAAGATACAGAAAAATTTTATCCTAATAAAAAAATCACCAAACAAGAATTAGAAGATCTTTACGACATGTCACCACTTGGTAATTTGGAGGTACGTGTCAAACAAATTTCTCAGCCTGGTGAGCCTGGATTTAATTTATCTCAGATTGACGCTGAAGCGGGTCAATTTGCGCTAGATCAAGGTGCACCAAAACATAAGGGTGCGGGTCGTGCTGCTATTGACGAACAAGCAGATGAATACTTTGAGGTTGTTGTCAATGTGCCAACCTTACCAGGTCAAGAAAAAGCATTTGTCAATTCAGGTCATTTTAGCGAACCTAATGTTTTAGGTTTTACACGTGTCGGTACATACAAAAATAGCAACAATGAAACAGTCGCTGTTATCCAAGAAATGCAAACAGATATGCTCACTGAGGTTCGTAAAGAACAAGAACGATTGTTTGCAATGGTCAACGCTTTGAGAAGAGAACGTGCTAAAATTGTTAATTATATACAAACTTCTGCAAACCCTGATTACTATAAAAATGAATTAAGATTGTTTGATCAGAAATACCCGCCTAGTCGATTAGATGCGTTAGAAACAGATAACTTAATTCAACCGTTTCCCAACATTGTAGCAAAAGATTTAATACCCGAGCGCACTGCCTCTTTAAATACTATTCAAGAACAAATTAATAAATTAGCAATGGCTAATGTGGAGCAGTACAACGATCCTGCTTACAAGACCATGCTGTTTGATTTAGCTCAACAACAAAATAAAATCTTTGAAGATTTATCATCAATGAATCGATCCTCAAATTATGAAGAAACTTTAAAAGATTTTAAAGTTCCAGTTACGGGGGAGCGTGATGAATTAGAAAGAATTGCAAACTATGATCAGTATTTACCCTCTAGCTATAATCTAAAACAAGTTCAATCTTTTCCACCCATACCTTTTAACAAACAAGCGGACTATGTCGATCTTTTGATCAAGTCGACAATTAAAGCAGCAAAAGGTAAAGGCATTGATAAAGTAGCCATTATGCCTGCTGACGTAGGCGCTAACCCTCGTTGGAGTAAAACTACGGATGAAGCCAAAAAGAAATTTCAAAACTTGTATGACAAGGTTGGTGTTCAACAATTAAAGAACATTGCTAAAAAATACGGTGGTAAATTAGAGATAGAAAAAATTGTAGATCCAAGCAAAGGCACTAAAGGCTTGACATTTCTGAATAAAAACCCAGATGGTAAATTTCAAGTTCTTAAACAAACAGAAGTGAAAAAAGAGATATCAGATGCGGATAGAGATAAATACTACGATGAAGAGATTACAAGAATTGCTAGTGGTGTCACAGAACCAGGAGATGTCGTATATTCTAGAGAAATAGCACCTGGTCAGATAATGGATTATTATGTAATACAAGGTCGAAGTGATGCAACTGACGTTGGTTATCGTTTTGTGCCTTTAAAAGAAGGTGAAAGTGCAGATGATGCGATGATTAAAATTGTTGAATATAACCCTAGCGAAGTAGACATGTATACGATATCATTTGACTCCTCTCAACTTGAAGAACCAATGTACTTGTTTAAGAAAAAATCTGGTGGAAGTATTGATAAAGATAGTTTAGTTTCAATTACAGATATATACGGCGAATATGGTAGATAAATTTAACAGCACATCACGTAACCCAACTGACATCGATGATGCAAAAGCAATAGGTGCAGGCGGAGGTGACGATAAATTAGATATTGAAGAAGTAGGAACACAGGTTGATGTTAATCTATCACCTGATCAAGTAGAAGATAGTGTAGAAATTATTGAAGATGGTTCTGCCATTGTCGGTGAAGTAGAAGTTCCTGTTGCATCCGGTTTTAATTCTAACTTGGCTGAAATCGTAGACGATGCAATTTTACAAGATCTTTCCAATCAATTAGTCGAAAGAGTAGAGAGTGATAAATCCTCTCGTGAAGAATGGGAACAAGCTTACACTAAAGGTTTAGACTTACTTGGATTCAAATATGAAGAGCGCACACGTCCCTTTAGAGGTGCATCCAGTGTTAGTCATCCTGTTCTAGCTCAAGCAGTCACACAGTTTCAAGCCATGGCTTATGTAGAATTACTACCGAGTGATGGTCCTGTCAGAACACAAGTCGTAGGTGCAAATACTACACAACTACAACAAGCAGCAGAGCGTGTAAAAGATTACATGAATTATGAGATTACTCATGTCATGGAAGATTACAATCCAGAGATGGATCAGCTATTATTTCAATTACCTTTGTCAGGTAGTGCATTCAAAAAAATTTATTACGATGAAGTTTTACAAAGAGCTACATCAAAGTTTATTCCTGCAGAAGATATGATTGTGCCTTACGGCGCATCTGATTTAGACACTTGTGATCGTATTACACAGATCGTTAAGATGTCGATGAATGATTTAAGAAAAAAACAAGTTTCAGGATTTTATCGAGACATAGAAATTCAAGCTTACGAAGATAATGATGCTAGTGACATACAAGATAAGAAAGATCAAATAGATGGCACCAATCCAAACGATTACAGAATGGATGATATGGCAGAACTCTATGAGATGCATGTCGATTTAGATCTTGAAGGTTTCGAAGACATTAATCCTAAAAATGGTGAGCCTAGCGGAATTAAATTACCTTATGTAGTAACTATTGAAAGAACATCAAATCAAGTTCTATCAATCTATCGAAACTACAATGAAGGTGATGCACTAAAAAGAAAGAATGAATATTTCGTACATTATAAGTTTTTACCTGGTCTAGGTTTTTACGGATTTGGTCTAATTCACATGATTGGTGGTTTAACAAGAACCGCCACTACTGCCTTGAGACAATTACTTGATGCAGGAACTTTATCAAACTTACCTGCTGGTTTTAAGTCACGTGGCTTACGTATTCGTGATGATGATCAGCCACTACAACCAGGCGAGTTTAGAGATGTTGATGCACCTAATGGTGTAATTCGTGAAGCCCTAATGCCTCTACCTTACAAAGGCCCAGATCAAGTCTTAATGCAACTTTTAGGTTTCTGTGTAGATGCAGCAAAACAGTTTGCAACAGTCGCAGATATGCAATTGTCAGAAATAGGAAGTTCACAAACACCTGTAGGCACGACAATGGCATTGATGGAGCGTGGCACCAAAGTGATGTCTGCTGTTCACAAAAGATTACATTATGCACAGAAAAAAGAGTTTGAATTATTAGCTAAGATTTTCAAATTAGTTTTACCACCTATGTATCCTTACAATGTTACAGGTGGACCTAGAGAAATTAAAATACAAGATTTTGATGATAACATTGATATCTTACCTGTATCGGATCCAAATATTTTCTCAATGTCTCAACGTGTGACGTTGGCACAAAATCAACTACAACTTGCACAATCAAATCCACAAATGCACAATCTTTACGAAGCATACAGAAGAATGTACATAGCACTTGGTGTCAAAGATGTAGAACAAATATTACCGATACCACAAGGACCGCAACCACAAGACCCTGCAATGGAACATAGTGTCGTTTTACGTGGTGCACCGCTTCAAGCATTTCCAGATCAGAATCATGAGTTGCATATTAAAGCACACAGAACTTTTATGTCATCAGCTTTAGTCAAAGCAAATCCAATGGCCATAATGAATTTGACATCACACATCATGCAACACGTATCTTTATTAGCTACACAGATTGTAGATAAGACATTAGTAGAGGAAGCAGAAAAATTACGTGAACAATTTGGTGAACAAATACCACCAGAAGCATTACAAGCTTTACAAATGCAAAGAGCTGCTGCAATTGACAACGAAATTGTAAAAATTACTGAACAGATGGTTGGAGAAGAGCAAGAAGCACTTCAAGATCAAAACATGGATCCTCTTGTTTTACTAAAACAACAAGAATTAGCATTAAGACAAGCTGAAATGGAGATGAATGCACAGTTAAAAGGTGAAAATCAAGCACTTAAAGAAAATCAATTTGACTACAAACAAGTTTTAGACGCACGAAAACTGCAAAAAGACTATGATTTAGCAAATTTACGTGCTGATGTAGCGTTAGAGAGAGCAAATGCCCCTAAACAAGAAGGGTGAAAAGATAAAAAAAGCCATGAGTAAGACATATGGCAAGAAAGAAGGCGCAAAAGTCTTTTATGCAAGTATAAACAAGGGTAAAATCAAAGGAGTAAAGAAGAAAAAATGATTTGGAGCGTATTAGGCACTGTTGCTAAAGGTGCAGTGGACGTTATTAAGACAAGAACAGAAACTAAAAAGCTGATGGCAGAAGCAGAACAGACTCATGTGCGCAAAATGGCAGAGGGTGAGATTGATTATGCAATTGCGACACAAAAAAATATGCAAAACTCATGGCGTGATGAGTGGTTTACAGTAATCTTATCACTTCCTTTACTCATTGTATTCGGTGCAATCTTTTTTGGTAAACCAGAATGGATTCATAAATTAAAAGAGGGCTTTGATACCTTAAATCAACTTCCTGATTGGTATATCTGGGCCTTAATGGCGGCTATAGCTAGTAGTTTTGGACTCAAGGTAACTGATCTTGCTATTAAAAAGTTTAAAAAATAATGTGCGAGGGTTGTGATACCTTATGTTTAAAATGCGAGTCAATGATGGAGAAATGCGTAATATGCGGTTGCATGTGCCACTGTGGCTCGTACTGCGTATGTGAATGCGGTAAATGTGAACATGAAGAAGCAAAAGAGACTTACAATAACGGTGCCTCCGAAGAGAGGACCAGTTCCACAAGGCTTGAAAATAAATTCCAATAAGATACAAATAGTTAAGATAAATAAAAAAGGAACTTAACTATGAAACACAGTTATTTCAAAATACCTGGGTGGTTCAACTACTCAGAAACTTACGATATGATTGTTGATCAAATACCTGAAGATGGAAAGATAGTTGAAATAGGATCTTTCTTAGGTAGGTCAACTCATTATTTAGCCACCAGTTTAGTCAACGCAAATAAAGAAAATGTAAAGATTTATTGTGTTGATACTTTTGCAGGTTCTTCTGAACATGCGAATTTAAAATTACCTCAAGACTTTTCAAACATATTTAGAGATAACTTAAAATATTTTATTGGAAGAAATATGGTGCATGTTTGTCAAGGTAGATCAGATGACGTTAAAATATTAGAACAGTTTGAAGAAGCTAGTCTTGATTTTATTATGGTAGATGGTGCTCATGAATATGAGCCCGTAATGGATGATATACAAAATTGGTGGACAAAATTAAAACCAACTGGCGTAATGTTTGGTGATGATTATAATTTAGCTTCTGTTGCAGAGGCGGTAAAGACGACATTACCAAAAATTTTAGCTGAAGGTTTAGGTGTAAATGGAAGTCAAGAACAAACATGGTACGCCAGTAAGGACGATACTTACAAATTGTTTGAAAAGACAGTGCCTGGATTAAATTGTCTTAAATGAGTGTATTTGTATTACATAATTACCAAAAAGAATTAAAAAATCTTAAAGATAATCTTCTTGAAAATCTCATTGTAGGGGTTGATAAAATAGAAGATTACAAGTATATTTTAGGCAAGATACACATGCTTGAAGCATGCCAACAGGAACTTTCTCGCCTGCTGGAACAAGAGGAGAAAATTGATGACTAAAACATTATACGTGCCCGATCACGTAAAAGCAAAATTAGACAACCCTTCTATGGGTGTCGACAAAAAGAAAACAGAATTAGATAAACTTCCAAAGCCTGTTGGGTGGAGAATTTTAGTTTTACCTTTTAAAGCAAAAGATAAGTCTAAAGGTGGTATTCTTCTTACCGATAAGACTATAGAAGATTCACAATTAACTGCATCTGTTGCCATGGTATTAGCCGTAGGTGACGATGCATATCAAGATAAGGAAAAGTTTCCTAATGGCCCTTGGTGTAAACAGGGTGATTGGGTTGTGTTTGGCAGATACGCTGGTTCGAGAATCAGAATAGATGGGGGAGAGGTAAGATTATTGAATGACGATGAAATACTCGGCACAGTAGATAATCCAGAGGACATATTAACAATACTTTAACATGGAGGTACCATGCAAACAGAACTTAACACTGCAAAAGACGAAAAGCTAGTTGACCTTGATACATCAGGGGATGGAGCAGAAGTCGAATTAGAAGATAAGTCTCATGGCGCTGTTTCACCAGAACAGTACGAAGAAGTAAAAACTGAAGAAAAAGATCCTCTTAATCCAACGGTTGCTGAACAACAATCTGATGAGATGGATCAATATTCTGACAAAGTCAAAAAAAGAATAGACAAACTGACTTGGAAGATTAGAGAGGCCGAAAGAGAAAAAGACGCCGCTCTTGTATTTGCTCAAAATGTGCAAAAAGAATTACAGGATGCTAAGAAAAAAACTTTTGACATTGACAAAGGTTACATGTCAGAGAGTGAAGTAAGAAATAAAATGGCATCAGATCTTGCTCGTCAAAATCTTATTGCTGCAAGAGAAGCAGGTGATTATCAAAAAGAAGAAGAAGCTCGACAAGCTTTAACTAAACTTGACCTTGAAGCAGAAAGAATAAGAGTTACTAAATCTAAAAAAGAACAAGAGTACGAACAATTTTCAAAAGAATATGAAACTGTTCAACAACAAGTTCCAAACGAACCAAGACCACAACCGTCTCAAAAAGCATTAGCTTGGGCGGAAAAAAATACATGGTTTAGGTCTGATGCAGAAATGACAGATTATGCTCAAAGAATACATAGAGGTTTAGTAGCAGAAGGATTTGACACTGAGTCAGATGACTATTATGATGAATTGACTAATAGAGTTAAAAACAAGTTTCCAGAGTCTTTTGAAGGCTCGGATCAGACGATCAGAGGTAACACAATCGCCCAACCCGTTGCTTCTGCTACAAGGTCTGCAACACCGGGGCGCAAGTCTGTTAAGTTGACCGCTAGTCAAGTAAAAATAGCAAAAAAGCTAGGGGTTCCCTTAGCTGAGTACGCTAAATACGTATAAGGAGGTACAAAATGACAGATATTAAAACACCAAGAAGTGCACAAACAAGGGTAACTGAGGAACGTAGAAAGCCTTGGAAACCACCGTCTCAACTAGACGCACCACCATGTCCTGATGGATATAAGCAAAGATGGCTTCGACATCGAGTCAACGGTATGGATGATACAAAAAACATCAATGCTAGACTCAGAGAAGGCTGGGAGTTAGTGAGGTCAGACTCACATACAGAAGGTCAATACTCTGCATATAATGGAAGTATCAAAGCTTATGAGGGTGTCATCAGCGTGGGTGACTTGCTTTTGGCAAGAATGCCAGTGGAAACAATTAATGAGCGTAACGCTCATTACAAGCGAATGACTGATCAACAGACTGAAGCTTGGGAAACAGATCCGCTGCGAGAACAACATCCTAGCATGCCTATGAACGCAGATAGGCAAAGTCGTGTATCTTTTGGTGGTGGAAATAAAAAACCATCTCAGGATACTTAATTATAAAGGAGATGAACTATGGCAAATCAAGAAGGCAATTTTGGATTTCGTCCTGTTCAAATGCTTGGTGCAGCTTATAATGGTCAAGGCCAACAAGAGCTGTCTATCGCAAGTAACGAGACAAATTCAATCTTCCAAGGTGATCCAGTTGTATTAAATGCAAACGGGTCAATTTCTCGTGGATCCTCTGCTGGTGCTGAACTAATTGGTATTTTTAACGGTTGCTTTTATACAGACCCTACAACGTCTAAACCAACTTTTTCAAATCATTATCCAGGCGCCATCGTAGCGAGTGATATCGTTGCTAACGTAATCACAGATCCAGATGTGGTGTTTGAAGCTAAAGTAGATGACGCAAACGCCGGACTAGCACAAGTTGGTTCAACATGTAACATCGCAACATACAGTGCAGGTGATACCACTTCAGGTATTTCTAACGTTGTAATTGACGGTGGATCATTCGCAACTAGCAGTGCTTCAAACTTCGCTGTTGTCGCATTATCGACAGATATCGAGAACAGTGACTATACTGCTGCTAATGCTAACATTCTTGTTAGAATTAACAAACATCAGTATAGAGATACTACAGGCATATAGGAGGTTAAACTATGGCTATTTCTAGAAGTCAACTCGTTAAAGAGTTAGAGCCAGGTTTGAACGCTCTGTTCGGCTTGGAGTATGGGCGCTACGACGCTCAACACGCAGAAATCTTTGAGACAGAAACTTCAGATCGTGCATT